TAGCGGACAAGCAAGTCAGGGTTGAAATTACTTGGAGCAATTTCCTCAGGCTTGATTACCAAAGGTAAAACTCTATCGCAGTCAGGGAAGCGGGCATCATGGGCTTGGAAGCGTAAGACCTGATTACCATCAATACACTCTACCGCCTGACCCGTGACTGTGAAATGCAACCAGTCATCACTTGTCTTTTTTGTGCCTTTGAGTTTAATCAGTTGCTCAGAGGGTAAGACAACACTTTGTTGCTCAGGGTGTGATTCTTGGTTGATTAGTAACCGCCCCATGATGTGTCCGTCTGTGGCTTCCAAGTAAGTGCCCCGATTGTTTTGGACTACATGGATGCCTTGGAGATAATAGCGAATGTCCTTTTTTGCGGACAAGTGAAGCATGGCTCGGATATCTTTGCGCTTTAAATTGAATTTCATTGTGAACACCTATTGAAGTTGAAATGATGCACTATTGCACCCAGTAGCCCACGATCACGCATGGGCTAAAAGTTGCATTGTCAGAAGGTCAGGCAGTCGAAGTAGGCCAGTAGGCATAGCACCCATGCGCTACAAAAGGCGAGACAACAAAGGCCATTATAAATATGGGTTTTCATTATTTGGCCTCCTTAACTATCTGATACATTGACCAACCGATAGTTGTCACATATTCGCCCGTCTCCAGTAGGTGAGCGATCATATTCTTGTCTGCGGTATTCCATCCTAGCCAGTCTGCACGCTCTCGCATGACCTCAGACCATCCCCGAAGTTCTGATTTTGAGTGGTAGGCGATTAGAGGGTTAAATGTTGTCATTGTGTGTTTACTCCTATTGAAAATGAAAAGATAGCCCCGAAGGGCTAGGGATTAGTGAAACAGATAAATTGTGGCTATTTCTAGGGCTTCTACGGGCGTTTTGCCGTAATATAAATGCCCAGAGTTACCCTCTACTGCCCAATCGTTAACGCCGTGCTTAATCTGCTCTGCAAGGCTTAACTCAGGGAAGGAAGGACAAAACACTTCAAAGGCTTCGGTTGTTGACTGATACATATTGACTCCTATTGATTGATGATGCGAGAATTTTTTAGGCTCTCATATATATAGCATAATAGAATCGTGCCAGTTGCTCTAAGTCATTGATTTATAAGGCATAGGAATAACCCTTACACGGGTTAACCCTTACCTATATTATCACTATGTGAAATATTTAACACTAAAAGTGTATACAATCTTTGTTCACAATATCTGCATACGATATCTAGGATGCTCTGAAATGGTGCATCGCCTATATATGAGAACGATTCTCATTTAGATTTACCTTAATGCGAGTGATTCTCATTTACGCTACTGTGCTTCCTTACAGTAGTAGTAACCCTATGCTGTATGTGTATACAGTTGTATGGGGGGGAGGGGGTAGTCGTGCTGTGGAATATTTGTGGGAGCCTCCTACCCACAAGAAAAGGTAAATTGGCTTTTTAGGGCTAACAGGTGGTGGTTGGTAAGAAGTAAGGGATTGACTTAAGTTTCATTTGGGCGCAAGACGGCTACCCGATGCTTGGATGGGTTTTTTTAGAGATTAACAGAAGGCTGATTAGAGTGTCTGCCACTTGGAGAGCCTACTTCTAGGCTATGTCTGGGGTTCAAGCCAGCGTTCCAAGCGGTCATCACAGGGGTTTACAGGATTGCCCTCTGTGGAGTCGGGTAGCAGAACCGACACTCCTTCTGGTTTACACCTATTGACGAACCTATGATATTAGAAAATGAACCCCGTATCAAGGGCTTTCATCATCTTCTTTGTCTTTTTCTTTTGTTTACGCTTTTCCCGTCTGATAGACAAGGGATTTGAGAGATTCTTCTTCTCTGTTGCCAAACCAAGTGCTTGGTCAGAGATTGAGCCTTTCCAGTGGTGGATGGCTATTGCTAGGCGTTCCCGTCTGCGGATAGTTGCCTGTTCTTCTGGAGACAATTCTATGGACATAAAAAAAGCCCTTTAGGTGTGGCATAGTCGCACCCCCGAATAAACGAGGCTATACCACTTCTAAAAGGCTTCACTTGGTGCGATCAAGTGGTTCTAGTATATCAGGGATTACCCTATTGTTCAACAAATAAATCTATACGATAATGAATGAAGGCAACTTCCCTATTGTGGACAAAAGTAATGATTGAAACTAAAAAACCCCGTGGTAGACCAAAAGGCTCGACCAACAAACAGTTCTCCCTTACCAGTTATGCTGATAAGCCTGAACTCATCACCCTACCAAAGACTGAGACTGCCCAACTTAAAGAACTAAAGAACCTCCTGATAAACAGCGCAGGTACTAGAGTTGTCCACAAGGCGGTAGAGATTGCCCTTAATGACGAACACCCTGCCCAACTAGCCGCCATCAAACTCTGTATGGACAGAATGTTGCCTGTCTCTATGTTTGAGAAAGAAGGCAAACAAAGGTCAGCAGTCACTATCAATATTACGGGTATTGGGGAGATTTCCCATGCTCCAACCATAGACGCTGAAGACATAGAGGCTAAAGATGAGTAAAGTCCAAATAGGTGACGCTACCCTCTATCTTGGCGACTGCATGGAAATATTGCCAACGCTAGATAAGGTGGATGCGGTGATTACTGACCCACCATACGGAGAAGTTACCCACTCAAATGCCAAAAGTAATAGAGGTAAAGGACATGGAAATACAACAATAGACTTCTCTTCTATAACGGCTAATGAACTAGACCTAGTTTTGACAGAGTGCGGAAAACATTGCGACAGATGGTTTGTGTCTACTATGGAATGGCGACATATTGCAAGATTTGAAGCAAATCCTCCAAATGGGTGGGAGTTTGTCAGGTTTGGCATTTGGGTAAAAACCAATCCAATGCCTCAAATTAGTGCTGACAGACCAGCCCAAGGTTGGGAAGGCATAGCCTATATGCACTCAACTTCTGGCATGAAAAAACAATGGAATGGTGGTGGGCAACATGGGAATTATGTCGGAGCAATCGTTACTGACGGGAATCACCCAACTGGAAAACCAATACAATTATTCTCACAATTTGTCGAAAGATTCACTAATATTGATAATATTGTTTTAGACCCATTTATGGGGAGTGGCACAACAGGCGTAGCGGCTCTTCAAATGGGACGCAAATTTATTGGAATTGAACGTGAACAAAAGTATTTTGATATTGCCTGTAAGCGAATAGAGCAAGCCAGTAAACAAGTAGATATGTTTATTGAAAAGCCAAAACAAGAACAGGTGGATTTATGTCTGACCTAAACTTCTCCCTACTCCCGTGGCAGGAGACAGTTTTTAAGGATTCCACGAGATTTAAAGTCATTGCCGCTGGAAGACGATGCGGTAAGTCTAGGATGGCGGCAGTCACCTTGCTTATTGAGGCTTTGCGCTGTCCTGCGGGTTCTGCTGTGCTTTATGTTGCTCCTACCAATGGTCAGGCTCGACAGATTATTTGGCAAGTTCTAATGGAATTAGGAAGGGAAGTTATCCAAAATGCCCACATCAACAACCAAGACATCACCACCATCAACGGAGCAACCATCTACGTCCGTGGAGCAGACAGACCAGATACCCTCCGTGGAGTCTCCCTCACCTACGCAGTCCTTGACGTAGTTGCGGACATTAAGCCAGAAGCGTGGGAGCAAGTTATCCGAGCCTCTCTCTCCGATAAAAAAGGACGAGCCATGTTTATCGGAACGCCCCGTGGAAGAAACTGGTTCTACGATATGTTTAGATTGGGCGAAAGCGCAGAGGATAAAGACTGGAAGTCTTGGCACTTCACCACAAGAGACAACCCCCTGATTGACCCAACTGAGATCGAATCTGCCAAGAAAACCCTGTCTACCTTTGCCTTCAAGCAAGAATACATGGCTAGTTTCACCAATGCTGGTAGCGATATCTTCAAGGAAGAATGGATTAAGTACGGGGTTGAGCCTGAGTTTGGAAGTTACTACATAGCCTGTGACTTAGCAGGATTTGAGGAAGTTGCCAAACAAGCGGCTAACTCTAAGAAAAGACTAGACCAGACTGCTATTGCTGTTGTGAAGGTAACGGATGATGGAAAATGGTTTGTCAAAGAGATTGTCTTTGGGCGTTGGGACATCCGTGAGACTGCGGCAACGATCCTGTTGAAGATGCGGGAATACCGACCTTTGGCTGTTGGAATTGAGAAAGGTGCGCTTAAAAACGCAGTTTTACCATATTTATCTGACCTAATGCGTAAAAATAATGTATATTCGCATATAGTTGACTTAACGCATGGCAACAGGAAAAAGGCTGACAGAATTATCTGGAGCCTCCAAGGGCGGTTTGAGCATGGACGTATTGTGCTGAACTCTGAGGAGGATTGGGATGAATTTAAAGATCAACTTCTTTTGTTTCCCGCCATCGGAGTGCATGATGATTTGCCAGATGCTCTCTCATATATAGATCAAATGGCTGTCACTTCTTACTTTGTGGATGACCAAGAAGATGATTGGGAGCCTGTGGATATCATTTCAGGTGTTTAATTTTAGGGAGAAGATAATGGCAACACAACCAAGATATAGGTCTACTGAATCTATTGGCTTTCGTGATGATGGCAAAGGAAATTTAGAACGACTTTATTCCTATCGGGAAAAGCCTGTTGAAGGCGGTGGATCATCTGTATTGCGTTCATCAGCCGAGCCATATGAAGGCGCTGGCAGAGGATTTGTTAACCCACCTGAAGTTAATACTCGTAGACAATACGAAAGAGAAAAAGAGGCTGGCGACCCAAATGCTTTGAAGTTGTCATTTGAAGAGTGGAAAAAACTCTAAAGTAAATAATCGGAGGCGTAATGGCAACAGATAAAGAAGTCGGTATGGAACAAAACGAGTTTGACGAGCCTAGTGAGGCTGATAAAGAACTTGTTGGATTTGTTGTAGACCACTGCAATCGGTGGCGTGACTACCGAGATGTTAACTTCCTACCTGATTGGCTAGAGTACGAGCGCATCTTCCGTGGTCAATGGGCTTCTGAAGACAAAACCCGTGAATCTGAGCGTAGCCGTATTGTCACCCCCGCTACCCAACAAGCCGTAGAGACTCGCCATGCTGAGATCATGGAAGCAATATTTGGTCAAGGCGACTTCTTTGATATTGAAGACAATCTACAAGATGTAGGCGGCAACCCCATAGATGTTGAGTTAATCAAGGCTCAACTGATGGAGGACTTCAAGAAAGACAAAATCCGCAAGTCCATTGACCAAATTGAGTTGATGGCTGAAATCTACGGCACAGGCATTGGCGAAGTTGTGGTGATGACCGAGACAGAGTATGTTCCCTCTACTCAGATGATCCCAGGCCAAGTCGGTCAAGCGGCTATTGGAGTATTGGAGAGAGAAAGAATTGCTGTCAAGATTTCTCCTGTAAACCCAAAGAACTTCCTATTCGATCCCAACGGAACTAGCGTCAGCGACTGTATGGGCGTGGCTATCGAGAAATACGTCTCGATTCACAAGATTGTCCAAGGCATAGAGAAGGGTATCTACCGCAAAGTAGACATTACCACCTCTGGTGAAGACACAGACCTAGAGCCTACCCAAGAGGTAAGTCAATATCAAGATGAAAAAGTCTTGTTGTTGACCTACTACGGCTTAGTTCCACGGGAATACCTAGAGAATCTAGAGGAAAACAAAGAGATAGTAGATTTATTTCCTGAGAACTCTGCGGCAGATGACTACACAGACATGGTGGAAGCCATTGTTGTGATCGCCAATGATGGTCAACTGCTAAAGGCTGAAGCAAATCCCTACATGATGAAGGATCGTCCCGTCTTGACCTATCAAGATGACACAGTTCCTAATCGTTTGTTGGGCAGAGGCACAGTAGAAAAAGCGTTCAATATGCAAAAGGCTATTGATGCTCAGACCCGTAGCCACTTGGATTCCTTGGCATTGACCACTAGCCCCATGATTGCTATGGATGCGACCCGTTTGCCACGAGGAATGAAGTTTGAGGTAAAGCCTGGCAAGGCAATCCTCACCAATGGCGCACCTTCCGAGATTCTCTACCCCTTCAAGTTCGGTCAAACTGACCCCAACAACTTGGCTACGGCACGAGACTTTGAGCGTATGTTGTTACAAGCAACGGGAACTCTTGATTCCCAAGGCATGATCAGCAATGTTGCTAGAGATGGTGGTCAAGGCGGTATGTCTATGGCTGTCGCTTCTATCATCAAGAAGTACAAGCGCACTTTGGTGAACTTCCAAGAGGATTTCTTAATCCCGTTTATCAAGAAAGCGGCTTTCCGCTTCATGCAGTTTGACCCAGAACGCTATCCTTCTGTGGACATGAACTTTGTTCCTACGGCTACGCTAGGCATTATTGCTAGAGAGTACGAGCAACAGCAGTTTATTGGTCTTTTGCAGACACTTGGCCCGAATACTCCTGTCTTGCCTGTGATTCTGAAGGGCATTTTGGCTAATTCAAGTCTATCTAACAGGATGGAATTGATTGCAATGCTTGAGAAGATGGCTCAACCTGATCCACAAGCACAAGAAATGGAGCAAGTTAAGCAACAATTGGCTCTGCAAGCGGCTCAAGCACAGATTGCGGTCAACACTACTCAGGCAGAACAGAATCGTGCAGAGGCTCAGAAGTTAATGACTGAGGCGCAGTTGATGCCACAAGAAGTTCAAGCCAAGATGAGTGCATCTTTGACTAAGAATCTGCCAAATGAGGCTGATGCTAACCAAAGAGAGTTCGATAAGAGGGTTAAGATTGCTGATTTGATGCTCAAAGAGGCTGACATCAAGAATAAGAGCAAGATTGTTGAGTTACAGATGGCTGATAAGTTAAATGCTCAGTCAAAAGTCAAGCAAGACTTCCTTACCAAACTCACAAATGGTCTAAAGCAAAATGGCTAACATCAAAGAACTGATTGAAAGCATTGAATCGACTGATTCATCTTTTGATGATAAGTTAGAAGCCATCACTAAGATGGAAGAGACTCTTGTGGCTATGCGCCAGCAAGAAGAAGAAGCCATAAATGACAATGTTGAGTTGATTGTTGAAGCCATTAAGGTAATGGAGAACAAGGTCAGCGCACAACTAGAAATTGCCAAGTCTATTGTTCCTGAAAAGGGCGACAAGGGAGACAAAGGCGCAGATGGCAAACAAGGAAAAGATGGTCGTGACGGCAAAGATGGCAAAGATGGGCTAAATGGTAAAGACGGGCAAGATGGTCAAGATGGTGTTTCAGTAACAGATGCCAAGATTGACTTTGATGGCTCGTTGGTTATCACTTTGTCAACAGGTCAAGAGTTAAATGTTGGTGAAGTAGTTGCTCCTGACTTAGCAGAGAAGATCAAAGTCATTAGCACCATGTCCACTAATGGGGCGGTTGCCATCCTAGACGAAGGCACAAGCATCACAGGCGGTGTGAAGACAATTAACTTTGTTGGCGCAAGTGTTACTGCTACAAACTCTGGTGACGATGTAACAGTCACAGTATCGGGTGGTGGTTCTGGAACAGTAACAAGCGTTGCGGCTACTGTCCCATCGTTCTTGTCTGTATCTGGTTCGCCAATTACAACAAGTGGAACATTGGCAATTACATTGTCTGGTACTGCCTTGCCAATAGCAAATGGTGGAACTGGTGCAACCACATTGGTTGGTGCATCTATCGCCACTTACTCAGGTACTGAGACACTAACTAACAAGCGTATTGATCCAAGAGTTACATCAGCCGCATCAGCATCATCTTTAACCCCTGATATATCAGTTAGCGATGTCTACGCATACACAGCGTTGGCGGCAGGACTCACTATCAATGCTCCAACAGGAACACCTCTTGACGGAGACAAGTTGATATTTAGATTGTTGGATAACGGCACAAGCAGATCATTGACTTGGAATGGAACATACACAGTTATTGGTGTGACTTTGCCAACAGCAACAACTATCAGCAAAACAACTTATGTAGGTTGTATTTATAACGCCAACAACACTCGTTGGGATGTAATTGCAGTAACCACACAGGCTTAATATGGTAAAAATAGACTTCTCTTTTCACTCACAGTACGGCACTTTTGCAGATGCTTTGCATTTACCAGATGATCACGGGCTAACCCAAGACGAAATCAATGCCATGCAACAGCAGAGGTTCGATAATTGGGTTGCCATAATAACTGCACCTCCATCTGAAGAAACTCCATCTGAGGAGGTCTAATGGCTGATCGCTATTGGGTTTTAGGCACAGGTACTTGGAGTAGCACCAACACGGCTAACTGGTCTACATCATCAGGTGGGGCTGGCGGTGCATCTGTCCCTACTGCGTCAGATAACGTATTTTTTGATGCCAACTCAAATGTATTAGCCACCGCATTTACAGTCACTATGGCAAATTCGCCAAGGGTGTGTAATGACTTTACAGCGTCAGGTCTTGATGGAACGATGACCCTTGCTGGTTCTAGTATTGGATTGACAGTATCGGGCAGTCTATTTTTCCCTGCTACAAACTTTACTCGTTCTTATTCAGGCTTAACCACATTTAACGCCACAACAACTGGTAAAACTATTACTACAAATGGTAGAACTATTACTACCATTTTGTTTGATGGCGCGGGCGGTGGTTGGGCTTTACAAAACGCATTAACTGTTGGCAATCAATGCACTCTTACAAATGGGACATTGGATTTGAATGGAAAAACTTTAACTTGTCCAACTAGATTTATAACTGACACAGGCACAAAAAACCTTACATTTAACAGTGGAATTTTAGTATGTACTGGCTCAAGCACAACATCATTTAACAACGCCGCACCTACTAACTTCACCACAACAGCAGGAACAGGAACAGGCATTATTTCTATGACAGGCGCAAGCGCCAAGACGTTTGTGGGTGGTGGCTCTACGTTTAATTGTACACTCAATCAAGGTGGTGCTGGTGCTTTGACCATTACAGGCTCAAACACATTTAGCAATATAACCAATGATCGTAAAAGCGTTAGTGCGGCATCTATTTTATTTACTGCTGGCACGACAAGTACGTTTACCGATTGGAACGCTAGTGGTGAATCTACAAGACTTTTAACCATTGGTTCTGTGACTGCCGCAAGCCACACGCTATCTAAGTCAAGCGGTACTGTAAGCGCAGACTTTCTGTCTATCAGTAGGTCAACCGCTACTGGTGGGGCGGGATGGTATGCAGGGGCTAACTCCACAGACGGGGGTAATAACTCAGGGTGGATATTTACTGCACCGCCTGCGCCTAGTGCTGGTAACGGCAACTTCTTGGTGTTTTTCTAAGGGAAAATGTCTAAGTCGATTGATAAATTACAAACAGAGATGATATTGGCATATCTTGCCAAGAAAAGGAAACCAGTGACACCAGACCTACAAAAAAATGTTTTTGAATTAAAGTATACAGAGTTAGAAATAACTCATAAATTTTGTACTTTATGTAAAACAGACAAACCTTTTGATGATTTTATAAAAAACATAAGATACAAAGATGGATATTACAAGCATTGTAAAAAATGTCATTATGAAGTTTACGGCAGAGACTCTCATTACAAAAGAAATTATGGTGTTACTCAGCACGAGTACAACCTTTTGGTTGCAAAACAAAACAACAAATGCAAAGTATGTGAATCTGATGCTGGAGAAGGACAATTTACCCGCTTGGTAGTAGATCATTGCCATAAAAGTAACGAATTTAGAGGCTTAATTTGTCAAGGTTGTAATATGGCATTGGGAAATGCCAAAGACAATCCAGAAACCTTACGTAAACTTGCAGACTACTTGGACGAATACTATGACCCCAGAACTTGACAAGTACTATTCCGACCGTTTTGACATGATGGGAACAGATGGGTGGAAGGATTTAATGGAGGATATTGACACAATGATAAATTCGTTGAACAATATCAGTACAATCCCTGATGAAAAAAGCCTACAATTCAAAAAAGGTGAACTTTCTATCCTAACGTGGCTAAAAACCTTAAAACAGGTCAGCACACAAGCGTACGAGGAATTGAATGAAAAGAATTTATGAATTTGTCTGCGTAAGTGGACATCTCACCGAGAAACTCACTGATTATGAGACAGAGGAAGTTCGGTGTTCAAGTTGCGGTGTGACAGCCAACCGCATAGTAAGTGCTCCAAGCGTTAATTTGGAAGGGTGGTCTGGTCATTTTCCGTCCTCATGGATGAAATTTGAGAAGAAACACACAGACAAACTAAAGCAAGAGCAAAAAGAGAACTCGTAAGCAGAAATGCCGAGTTTAATGTCCTAGAACCGATAACGGCAGGAAAAAGGAAGAATATGTTGATTGATAAAGAAGACGAGTCGCCAAGTGAGTTAGACATAGTTGAGGAACAAAATCAACTACCCGAAGCACCGACTATCGCTGAACTTCCTGAGAAATACAGGCAAAAGAGTTTAGATGAAGTCATCAAAATGCACCAAGAGGCTGAAAAGTTGATTGGAAAGCAGGCGCAAGAGGTAGGTGAAGTCCGAAAACTGGCAGATGAACTCATAAAGCAGAACCTTAGTTCTAACAAACAACCTATTGAGCAAAGTGAGCCTGAAGTAGATTTCTTTGAGAATCCGAAAG